TCGTGGGCCTTTGTTCCCATTCCTCCCTGACCATGACCAATCAGGTGATGCGGATCGTCAGCTGGCTTACCACAACATGCACACGGCTGTGTCTTCACCCAGCGGGTGTATTTTTCTTTAACCCACCGACGACGTTTAGGCCGCTTCATGAAGGATTCCGGAGACTCCGGATCAATGGTGATGCTGACCACCGCCTTTTCCTGTGGTGGGTTCTGTTGCTGGTGAGCGTTATGCGGCAGCACAATATTTTTAGTGCGCTGCTTCAGTATGCTGGTGGCCGTCTGCTCTCCCGGTACGATGTCGCTTTCGCGGTACAAGGAGCGGATTTTTTCCGCACGTAACCCCAGAGAACGACGTAATACGGCCTCCGGTAGTGCGTCCGCCACCTGATTGCAGACCGCCCACCAGGATAATTCAGCCAGCGATAACTCCCGTTCCTGTGTACCGCTTATTGCGTGGCGGATGACGTCAATCATCCATGCTGACAAGTTTTGGTGAGCAAGTTGCCCGAGTGATTCGGATGTCTGGTCACGCAGCTGGTTGTCGCAGTGCCAGCACAACACCATTGCGCCGGTACCATAACGGTGAATGACGGTTTCGCTGTGATGGTAATCGCCATGAGGCCACTGGCAGGTTGCAACATGACGCAACAGCCAGTCAGACAATGCGCCAGCGCCGCCAGCGGCACGAATCACCCGTTCATCGCTGAAAAATGGCAGTAATGATTTGTCTTCCGCCAGAGGCTGGCGAATAGCAGGAACGGTTCCGGACGGCAGATTGCGCATGCTCTTCGGTTCCGGCTCCACCAGCACCCGGGGATTATGGAATACCTGCATGGATTCACGGCCTGGCTTAAGGACCACCAGCCCGAGTTCAGGAACCAGAACAGGTCGAAGTAATACCCGCACGTTACCTCCAGATGCGTTGCTGGAATGTGCGGGACGGACGCGGTGGGCGTTCGGAGTAAGGAAGCCTGACGGAGATTATCCAGTGACGATAATCGAGGCTGAGGGCTTTCTTAATCTCGCATCCGTGTCTGCGGTAGCACTGAATTAGCCACTCGGCCTGTTCTTCAGTGCATGGGTCATGCTGGAACCAGTCAGATTTGAAAGTGCGGGAACGCCGCCCGTGCCTGCTGGCAAGGACGGCAGAATCATCAGAATTGTGTAATTTGGTATCGTGCGCCATCGGTTGTCTCTGCTGGCGCAGCAGGTGCCAGTTGTTCAGGCTGGCGTGCGAATTGTAAACCAGAATGCCAGGAAAAAACAAAACCCGCCGAAACGGGTTAAGTGCGGGTGCGTTGAGGATGCCTGACACATCAGAGGTGGCGAGGGATTGCTCCCTCGCCTGGTCACTCTTACTTCTCAGGTTCGTAAGCTTTGAAGACAGCGACCTCCGTCTGGCCGGTTCGGATTCGTACCTCGCAGAGGTCTTTCCTCGTTACCAGTACCGTCACGATGACGGTTAAACAGATGACGATCAGGGCGATTAACATCGCCTTTTGCTGCTTCATAGCCTGCTTCTCCTTGCCTTTCGGCACGTAAGAGGCTAACCTACGTGTGCAAGTCATAGATATGGCCTCAGATTAATGTTAAGCGTCTTGCAGGACGCGTAATGTTAACTGGGGCTTTTCTCCATCTGCCTTTGGTGGCATGCCCGAGGCAGACAGCCTCAAGCACCCGCAGCAATTCTACTTAACTCTCCTTTTCCCGCAAACCGTTTTTATCCCCAGCGACAAATCGAATACACAACCAGTGCCACCGCCATCGCAATTCCTGCCGTTGTGAATGCTTCAGGCCAGGTCATCGCAAAACATCCTCCGCGCTTATCAGTTCGTTCCGCTTCAGGTAGTCCATCGCCTTATCCGGCAATTTACAGTCCGGCTTCACTTTCCTCAGTTGCCAGGTTAACTGCTTTACCAGCATGGTTAACTCGTCGACCAGACGCTGGTACCCCACTGGTTTGTATTCATGCAATTTACCGGCTGACTCTGCTGCCAGCGATGCCAGTGCAATTTCCAGAACAGCAATATCCATCTTATATGTGCGGCTGATGTCATGGTCGATTGTGCCCGGTATGCACAGTCTCTGTGCCTCAATCGTCTCCTCTGCGTGAGCTATTAACTGCTCTCTGGTAAAAGTCGTCATGCCGTAGCCCCTTCTTGATATTTTTCAAACCAGAACACAACCGGGTCAGATTTCATTTCAACCAAACCCATACGAATCAGCGCCTTGCCTTTCCCGGACGCAAGGAATTCACGACGACCATCACTGATAATTCGCCGATAATCTTCCAGGCTACTGCAATGCTTGTGCAGATTGCATGGGTGGCATGCCGGAACCATGTTGGATATATCGTCACGGTCCTGGTGAAGCATATTTCCAGCAAAACGAATGACCGGTTTTACATGGTCTGCATGCCACTTTTCGCCAAGTTCACAGCCACAATAAGCACAGCGACCGCCGAACTTCATGCTCAGCTCTGCACGTTGTTTTTTCGTCAGTGCCATATCACTCTCCTTTATTGCGCAAGTGGTTTTTCCAGCGGTTTTGCGCCGCGCTGGGCTTTTTGCAACAACTGTGCCCCATCACCCCGCAACACCCCGTCAATCTCACTCGTCTGTTACTAATCCTCAACCATCGCCAGACCCCAACATCGTTTCTGCGAGCTAACAGAATTTTTGCCTTACGGTTTTTCATCGTTTTGCTCTCCTGCGTTTCTTTGCTGCTCGTCGTGCCGCTGCAGTGCCTGTACGGCGTTTCGGTGCCGGGATGATGCTGTCAGCCATCAGGACATGCGGCTTTGCAATTGGCGCAGAAGCCCAAAATCGAGTCGGATACGGTAACAAGCCGATACATACCACACGCATTACTCACCTCCTTTGATGCGGATGTTTACAACCTGGCAGGCCTCTTTTAGCACCCAATCAACAGCGTCTTTCCATGCTCCAGTTTCGGCTGGCGGATTTTCACGCTTAACCTGCTCATAGAAACGCACTGCTTTAATCAATCCTTCTGGTGTCAGTGGCACAGGCGTAGCGGTGAATAGAGGTTTAGGTGTTATCTCTGCACGTTTTGCGTATGCTTCAACTGTGTCAGGGTTAAACAGGATTATGTTTTCGCCGCATTCCCACGCTATCGGTTCTGCTTCCAGCGATGCCAGCGCGACTTTAAATGCGGTAAGTATGTTTTTAACCTCACCTATTTTGAATACTATTTCATCACATACAAACGATTTATCGTCTATTACCGACTCAATTCCGGTAATCATGTTTTGTAGCCATTCTTTGGTTAATTCAGCCATTTTTCATTACCTCTCTTTCGGGTAGTCTTCCGGCATTAATCGTTGTAGTAACTCATGGCTTCATTTGCAGCATCAACCGGATCAACCTCCCACCAACAATAATTTGGGTCGGTTCCTTCAGGTGTCCACGGCTCTAATTCATTTTTTGCCACATTCTCGTCGCCAGTAATTTTAAAAATCTGCTCAGAGAATTTTCTCACCCACTCGTTATATTTTTCCGCGTTAATGGTTTTCTGTGTATTTAACATAGATATACCTCCAGTTAAGGATTTAATTTTTATTTGCAGTGCTGAATTTAATTATTCAGTTCTGGATTTTGTCACCCTGCGTATCCGCGCTTTCGCGTTACGCTCAATCTGAATTAGCTTTTCTATATTTTTCCGCCTTTCCTGTTCCTCCTGGCGCAAGAGCCTTACATCATCTGCCAGTCTGGTTTCTCTTTTCGCCACAGAGAGCATCCAGTCAAATGGCTCCACAACTGCACCGCAGATTTTACAGCGGACCTGACGCTCTTTTTCGTCAACCCGGACAGAAGCGTGATGGCAATATGGTATTTCCGATGGCTCATAAAGAAAATTAACCTGATTACGTGGGTCATCCTCTTTTATCGGAAATAAAACAATATTACTCAACTCATCTTCTGGTTTTATTTCCACGTTACTCTCCTTTGATGCGAATGCCAGCGGCAATTGAAGCCTGATAGCTAATTTCACTCACAGTACAGCCTCCTGAAAATTACCCTGATAGAAAGCCAGTACACGCTGCATAGCTTCGCTCTTCCGGCACTCGCGACAGATTATATTCAGGCGCCTGTCGTAGCGGCGTATTTCTCCGTCTGGTAATGACCAGATAAGGTCAGGATCAACCACAACCGTTTTTTTCACCTTTGCCCTGGATAGTTTTTTGCGGGCGTTTTGCCAATCCTTACGAGCCTGTTCAGAGGGAAATAACCCATAGCCAGAGTTGTATACATCGCCACTGGCAACCAACTCTCTGGCAAGAATGCTCATCAGATATCTTGTCGCACCTGTCTTAGCTTCCAGTTGTCGTAACGTCTCGCGCCCACTCTGGCGCACGAGTTCAACAACCTGCCCCTTAATTTTTTCCCGCTCTTCTTGTGTAAATACTTTTGCCATAAGCGCCCCCGGCAATCACTTTTCCGATACAACACGGCGGGAAGAATCAGTAATCTGTCGAACAATATCCCGGTGCTTGTTCAGTTCCCGCAGCGCGGCGCAGACACGCTCCCACTTCTGGACATGGCTTTTCGCCCGACGCAGTTCACGATTTGCTATATGCAGCGATGGTAAAATCAGGTTATCCGCTTGCGTTTCAGTAAACGATGGCAACGACTGCACAATGTCCGCCACAGTTTCTGTTTTAATATCTTCCTGTGTTGCAGCTTCCTGTACTGGTAACGCAACACCGGCTGGCTGAGGAAAGGCTTTACCATCAGTTTCCGCTACCGATGCAGCTTTCGGCTCTGCTGGTAAATTATCGCCCGGCATGCAGTAACGAAATTTACCGTTCTGATTAACGCGAATCAGACGACCTTTACTGATTGCCATTGCCAGCGTTGAAGCCACTTTGCGTGATGTGATGCCGAAAAACGTAGCCAGTTCATCCGCCGTTTGTGGGCCACGTTGTTCAATCGTCGCAGTTAAATCGCACTCCGAAATTTTTGCGACTGTTGCCGTGGTGGTTTCTTCCGTCAGCTCTGCCTGCTCTGGCTGTTCCTGCTGAACGTTGTTATCAGCCACGCGCCAGGTGTATACGCTTTTATCAACGAAGCCAGCCTTTTTCAGTTCCCACAGCTCGTTCAGCACTTCTTCACGACTGATATCAAGTCGCGCAGCCAGTTCTACCGACGTAGCTTTCCCCATTGCTTTCAGTGCGTCAAAAACAGTCTCCATTAAATTTTTCTCCCGGTAAAAATTACTTCGCAATTCCTGGCTGGACGACATTCGGACGCCAGCTCTCCCAGTTAAAATTAACCCATCGCCCGCCGTTCATGGACATGCGGTCCATCACACGCTCGCCGAGAAGTGTATTCATCGCTGCATGATTAAGATTTGTCAGCATCCCCACACTGAGTAACGATGCCGTTCTGCGGTCAACAATCTGATTAAGCGTGACCTGCTCATTACGCGTATCCCGTTGCATGCCAATTTCATCCAGTACCAGCAGGTCAACGCCACACAATCCCTGCAAAAATTTTTCGCCCGAGTTTTTGTTGTCGTAGCTGCCATGTAACGCCAGCATCACATCCACCACAGTTATCACAATCACACTGCGACCTTTCGCCAAAAGCTGGTTGCCAATAGCCGCCGCCAGGTGATTCTTTCCGGTTCCCGGCTTGCCGCTGAACACAAAATTCGTACAGCCGCTTTCCAGCTCCGCCGCAATGGATTTCGCCTGACTCAGGGCATGGCGCTGACCAGCGTTCTGCACCCGGTAGTTACCGAACGTACACTTCCGGTGAAGTGGCTGGATACCGGAGCGGTTAATGATTTTTTCAACCCGCGTCTGATGATTCAGACGATTAACCTCCTCGCTGCGCTTACGCCCTTCAGCAAGCTGCCATTCCCGCCACTCCGCCACCGTACGGTACGGAGGGATTGCATCCTGCGGCACAAATCTGCTGACTCTTGCCAGAACACCACCTGACGTAATGTTTTTCATGGTGCGCTACCCCCTGAAACCCGGCGGAATTTCGGTATCCGGTTCAGAAATATGATTCACACAACGCTGCGCGGGACCACGCCACAGTCGAATAACCAGTTCATCCCATTTCTCACGGAGTTTTTCCGGACTCTTGATGTTTTTTATCCAGAACGGATCCCGTTGTGCCCGACTGAACATTTCGCAAATTTGTCTGTGACTTCTTCCATCCAGCATCCGCATTGTGCGCACGTCATTGGCCCATGCGGTCCAGTTGGGTTCTTTCGGTCGCATGATTTCGCCATCATCGCTGGCAGCCTGCTCGTAAAGACTCACGATTCGTCCCCAGATCCACTGCGCACACGCTAAATCTTCCTGGCTGCCCCACTGGCGTTTTTTCGCACTGAACACAACCGCGTCAGGGTGTCGGGTTAAAAAATCCTGTTCAGCCATCTGCGGGTCCGGTTGCGAAGCGTCCGGACAAGAAGATCTTTTATCTGACGGATCAGGTTTTAATACTGACGGATCGGGGTCAACCATCGCCCCCCTGACCGGCTGTTTTTTATCAACGGTTGATCCATCAAAATTTGACGGGTCAACCGTTAACGGGTCATTTTTTGCCGGGCTAATTTTTCTTTTCGGTTTATATGCCTCACGCGCCGCCGCTGCAGCAGCTTCGAGTTTTTCCACATTAAGCCGATAGATATTGCTTACGTTACGCCCACCGACCTTACGCTCTTCCTTCGTCAGCCAGCCCTCTTCCGCCAGTTCTGCAATAGCCGATTTCACAGTGGATTCACTTCTGGCACCGATCTGACGCCGGATAGTTTCAATGGCAGGCCATGACACGCCCTCGTCATTGCTGTAGTCTGCAAGACGGGCCATCACTGCCACCCTGGATAAGATCATGCCGGTGAAGGCGCACCCTTCCCAGACAAGACCATGAAGCTTGCTGCTCATACCCCCCCCAGAACACCGTGCTTTTAGTGCATCACCACAGCATTCCCTGCCGGGCCGCCGCGATTCACCTGGTCATACAAAACGACCGCTGACGCAACAAAATCATCGACATCCTTCACCAGCCGATCCCGCCGTTCGACAATCTCCCGGTAATACTCAGAACTGTGGCTGCGCATACGGGCCACCAGCAAAGGCGGCATCGCCTTTTCGATCGCCGGTAACAGAGCCTGAATTTTTTCAACAGCATCAGGCGTATCTTTCTCCACCCAGCGGAAAATTTTCTGGGTATTACGGGCCAGGGCTTCCGGATGGCTGTCATCGTACAGTTCCGGGAACGTCATCCCCAGTTCGAAATAAGTCCGGGCTATTTCAGCCGCCGGAACTTTCTCACCGTCCGGATATGCCCAGGCATTCATCGCCATGCGGATGTGCTCATGCTTGATTTTCATGAATCAACTCCGGTGCATTTTGTGTGTTAGCCTTACATCCAACAGGTAAACCGTCGGTTTGGTTAGGATAAATATCTGGGCGGAGTTCATGAGGAGTAACCTCCCACTCCATAATCTCACACAGTTGTAGAACCCTTGATGCGGGGACCTGATGACCATTAGCCCATCGAGACACAACCTGTTGCGGCAATCCAATCAAGCGAGCAACGCCTGCCTGGGATAACCCTCTTTTGTGAATTTTATTTTTTAAACATTCATGCATATTGTTAACTCCCGTGAATTGTCATGATTTATACACTTTAAAAGTTATTCAATCAACACCTTTAAGCTGATTGTGCTAGTTACACTTTTTTTATGTAAAATGAATACATGAAGCGAATGACCACCCTTGAAATAACCACGTACCGAATAAAATTGGTGCTGGAAAAAACAGGACTTAAGCAGGCAGAACTAGCCCGCAGGATTGGTGTTGCCCAGCAATCGGTCCAAAAGTGGGTTCACGGAATTACAAGTCCATCAACTGCTAATCTTGATAAACTTTCAGACGTAACAGGCTTTCCCCCGTATTGGTTTATGTTACCGCCAAGCGAAGAAGAGCAGGTTGTGGTGCCAGATACTATGAAAATAGGCCCCAGGCAAAGGGAACTGCTTCAAACATTCGGAGCATTTCCAGAGGAAGATCAGGAACAAATGCTTAAAGACATGAAAGACAAAAAAGAGTCAATGGATCGCACTGTTGCAAGATGGCTCGCTGCCCAGAAAGGGCACCGAGCATAGTCTCCATCATAAGCCAAACTGAGGTATGTTATGAACACTGCTCTTTCGCCGATAGTTTCTGAATTTGAAACCATTGAGCAAGAAAACAGCTACAACGAATGGCTGCGTGCAAAAGTAGCTACAAGTCTTGCAGATCCACGCCATGCTATTACCCATGATGATGTAATGGCAGAAATAGAAAATCTCATTGCCCAAATTTCTGCAACTAACGGGAGTGTGTGATGCTGCCCATCTTATGGCTACCTTCTGCACGTGATGATTTACGTCAGATCGTAGCCTATATTGCAAAAGAAAATCTCCATGCCGCACGTAGACTAAAAATTCGCATTGAGACATGTGTTTTAGCTTTATCTGAACATCCGTACTTATACCCATCAAGCGACAGAGTGTCTGGGTTGCGTGAGGTTGTGGCTCACCCTAACTATATCATTCTGTACCGTGTGGCCGCTTCAAGCATTGAAATTGTGAGTGTCGCCCACGCCAGACGCCAATTTCCTAGGTAATCCTCTTTTTTCACAGAGCCGCTTCACATGGAGGCGGTTTTTTTATCGCACAAAAACTAACTTTATAAGTGTTGACATGATAACTTTAAAAGTGCATCCTTGTTTCATCAACCCACCCCGCCCCACAGAATGCAGGGCAATACTTCGAGTTACCAGGCAGTGGTCAGGGGTTAAGTAGCCAGCCCGAGGCGTAAGAACATGACGGCAGGGTTCAACTTTAATAACTATGCAGCAGGTTTTTGTTCCGCTACCCCGGCGTTAAGGGG